CTGCAAAGCAAGGCAAGTTGACGGCTAAGACCGCCTAATTAACCAATGCAATAGTGGGGGCGCAAGCCCCCATTATTATTATTACAATAACAAAAAACAAAACATTAATCTAGGAGATTAAAATGCCACTTATTTCAAACACTAATGGTGCGATTGACCGTACTCGTCTTGCAGACTGGGCAACTAAAGTAGAAAAGGCAACTATTGTTGCCGCTACTGATGCAGCAACAGTTATGCTTGCAGCCGATTTGGCTGGTGCACAGCAGGTCATTTACACCATGACACCAACGGCATCACGCACATTGACAACGCCAACAGGCGCATTGTTGGGTGCAGGATTTACCGATGAAGCAGTAGGCTCAACATTTGAGTTTACCGTTGTTAACGCAGCCGCAGCAACCCACCCAATCGTGGTAACTGCTGCTGCTTCGGGAGTAACACTTGTTGGTGCTTCAGCAACCTTCTCGGTTGCAGCAGCATCATCAGCATCGTATGTTGCGGTTTTCACTGCAGCAGATACGGTATCAATCTACCGCAAGTAATTCCCACTAGGGAACAATTTGATAATGGTGGGGGAAGCAATTCCCCCACCATTTCTCTATCTAGGAGCAGTAATGCCAGTTAAATATAAGATTCTGTCCAGCCATGCTGATGCTAAACCTAAGGCGGGGACAAAAACCTCACAGTACCCTAAAGGCAAAAAGTCTAAGGTTGCAAAGAAGAAAGCATACTAATGCCTAAGCCTCCTGTAGATGATTTGATGGAAGCAATCCTTAAGGCTGCTAAGGCTGCTGGGATGAATGTTGGTCAAAGTGAAATTAAACAGGCTCTTGGTTCTGTAACAAAGTCTGCTGGTCGCCGTGCACCTAAGGCTCCTGCTAAGGGTGCTGCGGCTGCTAAGCCAGCCCGTACTGTACCTAAGATTACACCTCAGACTGCTACTGGTGGTCGTGGTGGTAAGAAGCCACCTAAGCCGCCTACAGCGTCTGCTGCTGCGCCTAAACCGTCACCTAAGCCTAAGAAGCCTAGTGGTGGTGTTAAGAAGATGACTCGTGCTGAGAAGCGTGAAATTAATGTTGCTAAGCATTGGGCTGACCGCTCTAAATATTTGGCTGAATCTAGTGCTAAGTCACGGGCTGCTAAAGAGGAAACTCGTGCAGCGAATCGTGCTGCTTGGGCTAAGCGTCAGGATGAGATGGAAGCAAAGCGTTTGGCTGGTCGTAAGAAGATGAAGAAAAAGAAAGATGGAGAATAATGGCTACTAAAAAGAAATCTGCTATTGAAGCCCGTCAGGGTCACCCTAGTGGGATTATTGATGATATTCTTGAAATGGGCACAAAGGTTTTGCGCCCAAAAACAAATGATGCCGCAACAGTCTTTATGCAAAGTGGTAAGCGGATGCGCATTAAGGCTAATGCAATGGCTAATCCTACTCCACGCCGTATTGCAAAAGCAGAAAAAAAGGGTTCATCAAAGTATTTTGATATTAAAGATGAAATGAAACTTCGTGGAATACTTAGAAAAGATGTTGAAAAAACAACTGGCAAGCCATTGAAGCGTTCTCAAAAAACTGTTAATAAAGATATTAGGATGATAAGAAAAAAGGTTTACGGTAAATAACATGGCTAAGTATATGAGTCAAGTTCCACCAGAACCAAAACCTAAGAAGGCTAGAAAAGGAACTAAGGGTTCTTTTGATGATGCCTTGCGTACCCAAAATAATCAGCGTGAAATATTGGGTAGCACAAAAGCGCAACGAGCAGCATCTGCTCTTGATTTAATGAATGATATGCGTTCACGCAATATTTTGCGTGCAAAAAAGAAAAAAAAGTAAAATGGCTAAAGGTCCTTACGATGACATTGTTCGCAAAGTCCTAGAACGCCTTGGTGCTAACGCACCGAAGGCTACTGAAACTGTTGCCAAGAAAGCCGCCAGTACTACTGGTCGGCGTGGTGCATCTAAGGCTGCTTCTGTCCCCGCTAAACCATTAACTAAGGCTGAACGGTCTGCTGCCAATAGGGCTAGAAGTGCGGCTGACCGTGCTAAGGTTGATGCTAAACTTGCTGCTGAGCGTCCTGCACAAAAGTTAGCGAGGACAGCAGAAGCAAGGGCTAAGGGTGTGGCTCGTGCAAACCGTAAGGCTGAAGAGGCTTACGGTTATGGTGCCAACCAGTTAAAGACCAATAAGGCTAAAGCGTTTTTTGAGCGTGAGGTTGATAAGGCTCAACGCATTATTGATGCCACTAACCGTATGGGTGTTAAAGGTTCGCAGGGTCGCCGTGACATGCTAACTAAGCAGATTAACAAGATGAAAGAATATGCCACTAAGGAAGGTTATGAACTTAAACTTGGTGATGTTCGTGCTATTGTAAAGGATGCTTTGTCTGATTCTGCTAAGGCTAATGCTTTTGCTAAGCAGCGTTTGGCTGGTATAGTTAACGAAACCAAGGGCAAGACGGCTAAGGAAGTTGTTGAGATGGGTTCTCGCCGTGCCCGTGCTATTGAAAATAAAACTGGTAAAATTCTTACTGGTAGTAAGCCTGCTCGTATAACTGCAAAAATGTCTGAAACGCAGAAGCGTTTGACGGCTTTGGAAGAGAAACGCAAGTTTGATGCGGTTATCAAAAAGGCTGATTCTAAGATGGGTGCTTCTAGAGGTCCGCAACCAAAGAAACCTAAAAAGGTTGTTGAGACTGAAACATCTAAGCGGTTGCGTTCACAACAGGATGCTAATGCTAAGGCTATGCGTGAATCTTTGGGTCGCACAAAGTTGTCTGACAAGCAGATAGATTTGCGTTTGGCTAAGATGAAAAAAGATAATGCTGTTCCTAAAAAGAATAAGCCTGTTCAAAAATATGGTAATCCCCCAGAACCTAAAAAGAAATAGTTATGGCTGCACGCTTTAAGAAGAATAAACCTATGGGTGGTGGGCGTGCACCTATTATTCCTGAGGCTCAACCTGCTTATGCTGAGTCACAAATTGGTGTAAGAAACATGCCTGCTGCACACCCAATGGGTGCGCTTGACAAGGGTAGTGCGGCTATTTGGAATGTGTTATCTGCTATTGGTGGGCTTGCTAAAGATGAGTTTAATACTTTAAAAAATGACCCTATGGGTAGTCTTAAGGCTACTCTTGATTCTTATACTATTGGTCCTGAATCCCGTAAGCGTTTTAAGCAGGGTGATGTGGCTGGTGCTATTAATCAATCTGGTATAGGTCAGTTTGCTGCGTTGCCTGAGTTGGAAAACATTTTTAGAGGCAAAGGTTCACCTAGTGACCTTGCTTGGTTGGCTGCAACCTATGGTACTGGTGGACTTAGCAAAGTTGTTAAACCAGTAAAAAATGCTTTAAAAAAGGGTAGCACCAAGGCTTATATTGACATCCTTAATCGTTTAAAGTAACTAGGGAACATTAAGGGTTATATGATGGCTAATTCTAGTGTTCCCGCTTACGCCTATTATGGCACTCCTCAGACTGGATACCGCCTTTCGGCTGTATCCGAGTCCCGTATCGCTCCGCCTAGTGGACCTTATATTGGTCGTGGGGATAAATGCAGTGGCAACGAGGATACTTGTGGGGCTAATAAGGTGCGTGGACAGCAGTTCTGTGCAGGGCATCTAAAACAGGCTAAGGCGTTGGCTGAGGTTGCTGATAAGATTGATGGGGGCTTTTAATGGCTTATGCTCAGATGACTGCTGCTGCCTTGAGGCAGACTGTTCGTGATGTTACGGACCTTGATGCTGAGGACCTACCTGATTCGTTGTTGAACCTGTATCTGCGTGACGGGTATTATCGTATTTTGGACCTTGAGAAGCGTTGGACTTTTCTAGAAAAGACTTTTACTTTTGATACTGTTGCCGAGCAACGGGCTTACACTATTAGTGGTTTTACGGCTGACCCAATTTCACAGGTTGTGTCTATTGTGGATAATAACAATATTGGTTTCCGTCTAGATATGGTTGGTCATGATATGGCTGAGCAAACATATGTTGGGTCTTATGACACTAGTGGTGACCCATTGTTTTATTCTATTTGGGAAGGCAAAATCCATTTGTTTCCTAAGCCTAATAATGTGCGTACTTTGACTGTCCGTGCTTATCGTGAACCTATTGATTGGATTACTTCTGAGGGCAATGTGGATGCAAGTGCCAACTTGCATTTCTCGTTGGTGTATTATGCTTGTAGCCGTGTGTATCAGCGTCTTGAGGACACTTTGATGGCTAATGAGTATAAGCGTGCTTTTGATGAGGGTGTTACTTTGGCTGCTGCTAATGTTACCAAACCTAGTAGTCACGCTAATTTGCGTTTAAGTGCTGGTCAAACTTCTGGTCGTCCTACTTTTAATGGTTGGATGCAGACTATGGGTAAGAATCTAAAAGTTAATCAGCAATGAGCCAGA